TTACCTACAGGTGTAGGTGGTAAGGTTTTGCAAGTTGTTTCAGTTAGTCATACAAGCGCAACAAGCACAACTAGTATAACTTATTCTGATATAGGAATATCAGCATCAATTACTCCATCATCTACTTCAAATACTATTTTAGTTAATTACTCATTAAATGCTTTAACTTATAGAAATTCATCTGGATATTACAGAGGTTGGATTAAAACTTTAAGAGGAACTACAAATATTCAAGAAAATTATTTTGGTGGTTATTTAGATGTTGGAACTGATAATAATTTGTATGGTGCATCAAATGTATGTTTTATAGATTCTCCTAGTTCTACAAGTTCTCTTACATATAAACTTCAATTTAGAGTTGATAGTGGTGGTACTATGACAATAAGTGAAGCCTCAAAAAAATCTAATTTAATTTTAATGGAGATTGAAGGATGATATTAAAAGCAATACTTAAAATAAATCCTAATGCAGAAGTAGTTGTTAGAGGTAATGATATTAACACTTGTGAAATAGAATGGCACAATGGAACAACACCAATACCAGTAGCTGACATAAAAGCACAATTTCCTATTGTAGAATTTGATATGGCTATGGAAGATTTAAGAAATAAAAGAAATAAACTATTACAAGACACAGATCATTATGCTTTATCAGATCAAACTTTATCTGATGACATGAGAACTTATAGACAATCTTTAAGAGATATAACAAATGGTTTAACTACTGTTGCTGATGTTGAAGCTGTAGTTTTTCCTAATAAACCATAATGCCTAAAAAAAAAATTATATCTAAAGCTTATCCAGAAATAGCTGCAGGTGTAAGATTATCAGCTCATGAAAAAATATGTGCTGAAAGAATGAAAAATTTATTGGCTTCAATAGAAAGACTTGAAAAAAAAGTTGATACATTATCTGATAGTGTATCTAAAGGAAAAGGAATAGTAGCTGTATTAGTTTTTTTAGGAAGTATTGCTGCAACAGTTATAGGCTATTTTTCATTTAAATGAAATTTGCTTTAATTATATGGGTCTGTAGTTTTGTAAATGAAGTTTGTGCCCCTCCAATTAATCATAATATTTTTTACAATTCTTGGAGTGAGTGCGTTGATTCAGCTTATGATTTTTCTATAAAGTTCCTTAATACACAAAATGTAGATGAAATTAATAATATGAAATTAGCTACAAAATTTGTATGTAAGGAAATAGAAAGTGTTTAAAGGTCATAGAATAATTGTAATAGGTGACGCTCATGATTCACCTCATATATCACAAGATAGATTTAAATGGATTGGTAAATATATAAAAAAATCTGAACCAGATTATATAATTCAAATTGGTGATTGGGCTTCATTTGATAGTTTAAGTTTTTTTCAAAAAAATCATACACAAGCTGGTAAACTTAAAGATGCTTTTATGGTTGATATAGAATCGTTAAGAAGTTCTATAAATATATTAGATAAATATATTGATAATGACAGAATACCAAGACATGTCACTTTAGGAAATCATGAACAAAGAGTAAATAAGTTTGAAGAAAATATTCCAGAAATTCAAGGAATGATGAAAAAAGAGCTTAATGATTCTTTTTTATTACAAAACTGGAAAATTTCTCCTTATGGAGCATTTAAATATATAGGGGGGGTGGCCTTTACTCATTGTCCATTAAATATTATGGGAAAAGAATATGGTGGAAAAAACTGTGAAGTACAAATAGCTAATGATGCAACTAATGATATAGTATTCGGTCACACTCACAAATACAGAGATTGGAAAGCTCCTAAGATTGGCGATAAAAATTATGTTAGAATAGTTAATGTAGGTTGTGCGTTGCCTTTTAATCATGTTGAAGATTATGCTAAATTAAATTTAACAGGTTGGTCTTGGGGAATAGTTGAACTTGGTATTTGGGAAAACCATATACAGGAAAGTCAATTTATTTCTATGGATAGATTGGAGAAACAATATGGATAAGTTAAAAAATTGGTGGAGTAATTATTCAGATAGATTAAGACTTAAATGGTATAAATTTAAATATTGGTATTTTAATACAATATGGAAAATATGATAACACATGCAGATCAATGGGACACAGTTAGATGGCATAATTTTAAACCATCTGAATTTGTTTGTCAGCATTGTAATGCATTAAAAATATCACCTATTGTATTAGATTTTGTACAAGCTTATAGAGAAATTAAAGCTGCTAGTGTAAAAATTAATTCAGCTTATAGATGCCCAGAACATAATTATTCGGTATCAAGTACTGGAGAAGATGGGCCCCACACAACTGGATTTGCTATTGATATAGAAACTAATACACAGACTCAATATCATTTATTAAGATTTTCTTTACAATATAATCCTAGAGCAATGGGTATTGGTATAGCAAAAACATTTACTCATATTGATTTTCTTACAATTGACCAAGGTCAAAAATATGTAGTTAGACCTAATGTATGGAAATATTAATATGTGGTTTAGTTTATTATCTACTGGATTAAAAACTGCGGCAACTATTTATAAAAATAAAAAAGAAGCGCAGCAATTAGAATCTTTAGCAGAAAAAAATTATATGGCTCGTATGGCTTCTGGAGAAATTGAATACCAGAAAGCTGTTATGAATAATAATAATCAAGGTTGGAAAGATGAGCTAGTTTTAATTATTGTAGTTTTGCCTATAGTAGTTTTAGCTTGGAGTGTATTTAGTGGAGATCCACAAGCTAAACAAAAGTTAGATATGTTCTTTGAATATTTTAATAACTTTCCGGAATTTTACAAATGGTTAGTATTAGGAATATTTGGTAGTATTTATGGTCTTAAACCTGGAATGGATTTATTTAAGAAAAAATGATAGATAAAATTTTATATAGTTTTTTTGGATGGATTGATAGACTTTTTGAAAAAGTTGATGAAATATTAACATTTAAATTTCCTAAAGATAAAAAGAAAAAAAAATGAGAGATTCTAAATCAATTGAAAGTTTTTTAAAAAGAATAGAAAAAGAACTTAAACAAAAAAACATATTTAAACTACTTCGTAAAGAAGTAAATGTTGGAGCTAATGGTACACAAAAATACGTTATTAAAAAAGGTATAAACAAGGGTAAAATAGCTGAATGAATAGATGAAATTAAATAAGTTTTTAGAAGACTTAGCTAATAATACTCCAAATGAAAAACAATTTGAAAAACAAAAATTGGGTAAAAAACAAAGAATTAATCGTAAACGTAGGCAAATGCAAACATTGTCAAAAAGAAATAGTAAATACAGATAGTTTTGTTAGTTTTTATCCAAAAGGTCATTCTCACTATATATGCATGAAAAATGATGATAAAAAACGCTCTGAGAGCAACGGAGAGTAGCCTTAAAGAGAAAATACGGTAGCAGAGTACCCTTAATAAAAAATAGTTAAATAAAGAGCTAATTTAGCTTATTACCGTCTTCTCGGTATTTATCAGACTCAATTGTAGCTAAAGCTGATTGTAAGAGATCAATTGTAAATTTTTTTTTATTATATTGGCTTGATAATGTCATTGTTGCAGAAACTAATGCTACAAGAGATGCATCTATATTTGATCTTTTAAGAATATCTACAGTAATAAAATCATTAAGTTCTTCTAATGATTCAACACATTCTGTAAGTTTAAGTTTTCGTTTTTTAAATTCTTTTTTTAAATCTAAAATACTCATTTAAATCATATTATAAATGGCTTAAGATCTATCAACGCACTTGTTTTCATCTTAATTTAATCTGATTAACCTAGGACTGATACTTATTCAGAACCATTAACCAGGGGGTAACAATCTATTTTACTAGATAACCAACCCCCCTGGCAGAAAGGAGTAACAAAGATTAGAGCAATCATTGTTACTTTAAGTGTGTTATGTTCACACTAATGCATTTTATTCCCAATGCGCATTAACATTGTGTTTAGACATCTCAAGGGATAAGATGCACTGGAATTTTATTAAAACTGATCGTCAAAATCGCTACCAGAATCTGAAGATTTAGATTCAGATTTAGAGCTTAACATTTTGATTACACCTGCATATCTAGGTACAATTATTTCAGTAACATATCTTTGATTGTCATTAGCATCTTTATAAGATCTAGTTTCAATTTCACCTTCGATATATAACTGTGTACCTTTTTTAGCATATTTACCCATTGTGTCTGCAATTCTTGGATCAAACACAACTATTTTATGCCAAGTAGTTTTTTCATTATCTTTAACTTTTTTATTTGTAGCTAAAGATAAGTTTGCAAAACTATCACCGTTTTTGGTTTGTTTAAGTTCTGGATCAGCACCTAATCTACCAACTAAAATAACTTTATTTATCATTATTTTTTAACTCCTTTACGTTAACTATTTTAATATTACTATCAAGTTTACTTGATGCTCTGCCTTTTTGTAATTTTTCTTCAGGCATTTCATCTTCTGAATATACAAATCCATGTAAACCTAATAACTTAAGAACACATCTGTCATAAGCTCGTTTTTCTGCCATTGCATATGGATAAGAATTTTTAGTATTCTTAGGTGATGCTTCACCATAAGATATTACTTGATGAGTGTTCTTATCTTTGACCATAGTAGCTGAACATTTAACAACTACAATACCATCTGCAGAATTAGTTTCTATTTCATCATAAACATAATTAATATTATTTTCAGCACCTGCTTGTTCAATGTATCTGTGATACATAACCCAAGTACCGTGGCAATCCCACAATGCTTTGTATTGACCTTGTTCATCTTTTTGATCAAGGTTTAATTTTTTTAATATAGCTAATGCTCTACTATCTATTGGTTTTCCCATATTATATTCCTCTTTCTGTGTATAGTTTATTTATTTCTTGCTTACTGACTTTATACACATAAGCCATAGCACCACTTAAGTTTTTTCTTCTATCAGTTCTTTCAATTTTACCTTGTTTATATAACTCAGTTACTCTTGGTCTAACTGTAAAAGGACTTAAGTTTAATAATTCAGCAACCTCATCTGAAGTTGCACCAAAATTACCCTTATTACATATTACATCATATACTTTAACTCTTATAGTTTCAGCACCTGCTTTAATTAATTCAGCAGCTTCTAATGATGTACCATTTTCTTTACTCCCTGGGGAGTATGGGTATGATTGTTTCTCCATTTGTAAACTCCTTACTGTTAAAATTTTCAAAACCAATATATTCTGGTGGTGCTTTTTTCTTTTGCACAAAATGCCAAAATAATATTTCTGCATTTTCTAATTGATCTTGAAAATCTTTATCTTCAGTTATTTCCATAACTTCATATTTCATATTACCAAAAAATACTGACACATAACATCTTTTAGCAGATGCACACATTAAGTAATGTTGTATTTGTGCTTTATATTTATCAGCAATCTTTTTTGGATTACTAAATGCATTTGTATGTTTACATTCTAAAATAGATACTCCTATTTTCATATCTTCTTTATTTTTAGGATTAGGCATAATTAATCCATCTACATGAGCATACATAAATTTATATTTTGGATGAAAAAAAGTTTCTTGTTTTCCATGAACTTCTAATCCAGTTTGTTTTGTAAACCAATCTATATTAAAACTTTCTGTATGTATTCCCATTTGTACAGGTAACACATCAGATAAATCTGCAGGTTCGGTAGCACCTGTTTTTTCTTGCCACAGTTCATACCATTCACCCTGGTATAATCTTGTTGCATCAGATCCACCTAAACCTTGATTTCTATCAAATTCTGTCAAATTGTACCTCCAATTTTAAAATAATATTTATCTTTTATATTT